TGCATTGCATATGATAACTTCAAATTTCCTTCATTTATACTTTTTAAAATTTTTGTTCTTTGTTCTTCTAAATTTCTTACGCCACTAATATTAGACATATGTTTATGCTGTGATTCGTCTAATCTTTCAACATCTTTTTTAACTTTGTGAATTTTATTTAAAATACTTTGTTCACTAGGTTTTTTTACAGCTTTCTTTTTTATTACACCAACTTTTTTAACTGCTATTTTTCTTTTAGCTTTTACTTTCTTTAAAGAATTTGCTATTTCTTTTGCAGTAGTTTTAGAAAATGCTTTTCCTTGTAAATGCTGTTTACCATCATTCATTATAATATATCTATCGTCATTAACAAAACGATTAGATTTTTTTAAAGTTACATTACCAACTTTTTTAATTGTTGTTGTTTTCTTAATAACTGTGCTTTTACCTTTGATATGTGCAAAAGCCTGTTTTAAACTACAACCAGTCTTTTTTCTATATTCAATAGCTTTTTTAAAATTTTCCCTAGCTTTTTTTTGTGCTAAACTTTGCATTATTTTTTCATTTTACTAATTAAGAAAATAGCTGCGCCAGCTAGTCCAAGCGTTACCCAAATATTCATACCAGCTTTTGTTGATCCTGGCATATTTTGACTACCAGGTACAACTAAACCACCATTTTTATTGCTAACATTTAAAGGAAATTTACTTTCATATATACTACCTTGCCAATCTTCGGCAACTGGTTGAAAACTGTCGGGTTGATGTTCCCAGGTTAAATCAGGTACAAATGAATCTATGATCGGGCCAGCAAATTTCAAAACTGCACCGCTTCCAGGAACAACCGCGTCTGCTGCGTCTGTAAATTCAAAACCTATCATATTGCCAAATGCTGCTTTGTCAGCAATATTTAAGTTTAATTTTTTACTCCAGTATTGTTCAGGGCTTGTTCCTAATTTTTTTGTAACTGCTTCCCTAATTAAATTTACAATGTCAGTTTCAGCATTTAGTCCAGTTGGCTGTCCCCAATTCCACATTGTCCAAAATGCTTTATTTCTTTTTTGCTTTACAATTTCTGGTATTCCTGGCAATTCACTTTTATTCCATCCAAATTCTGTACCCCAATTTTGATTACCGTCGTGTCCAACTGGCAAATACAAATACATAAAAGCTAAAGGGTATTGATCGATAAAAGCTTTCATTTGATCGCGCAGCTTGTTTTCACCAAAAGCAAAAGCACCGCCCGAAATAACACTAAAATTTGATAAAGTTTTACCAATATCACCAAAACCGCTAATACCAGCATCTTGTATTTGTCTTGTAACTGTATTAATTGCAACTTTATATTGCAATTCCTTGCTAGATCCTGGCGTTATTTGTCCATTTACTAAAAGTCTATCCCTTTCATTAACTAATCTATCCCTATACGCTTCTAGTTGTTCGGTTTTGTTTGCGTCATTAACGCCTGACATTGCAATTAGTGCCATTTTTATTTTTTTATCTTTATAAAATGTAGGCTCACGTTTTTCGTTAAACCTTTTTAAAACAGGATCAATCCAAATTTCTTTATTGGTACCAGGATATAAAACACTGAAAACGTGCTGTATTTCCTTGTTATCTTTATAGCTTGCAAACCTATACGCTAGTGGTATATTAAAATAACCTTTTTTATTAAGGCTGTTTAAAATACCGTTAGCAAATAATGCGTAACTTTTACAATCGCCTGGCATTGCAACAATTGCGCTTGGGCTACGCAAAGTTTGTGTTTTTGTATCCTCAATATAATAAGGCACATTACTTTTTAAAAAGTTCCAAATATTTTGTGCCGTTTCAATTTCATTGTCGCCGATAAAATACTCGCTTATTTTATCGTATTCATTTTTGTACTTTTCGTGTGTCATTAAAATACCGTCGATTATTTCGCCAACTGTTTGATCGTGGCTAACAATTACCTGGTAATTTTTAAAAGGCGGCAACTTGCCTAAAATTTCATTCCTACTGATCACAAACTATAATTAAGATTAAAAGGAAAATTTAAACCGTCTATTGTGGCCGTTCCTTTTAATTGAAAACTACCTTTTTTTGTTGCAACTATTTCTTTAACACTATTTATTATCCCAGTAAGACTAGGCAATAACACCAACGGCACAATAACCTGGCTATTTGCGCTAACTTGTATTTGTTCGTTGTAAAACACATCACTAATCTTTGTATTATTATTATAGTATGCTGCTGCTTGTATGTTTGAAATTGTGCTTGTTACATTACTTTTATTTGTAATCATCAAATCCAAATTTATTACTGGGTTAAAAAATGATCCCTGTAATTGTACTTTATGGATCATAAAACTAACGGCGTTTGCAAAAATATATTTTTTGTAAGCCCAGTAAACCACCGCACCGCCAAAAATTACGCCTAAAAACGTTTTATTTGCCATATTAAGGCAATTTAATAACAAAAAACATCAAAACAAAATTTATTTTATTTTATTAACAATTTGTTAAATAGTGCGCGTAGGTTAAATTTTCAATTTAAAAATATGTATCTTTATACCTATGGTAATAAAGATACATATTTAAACCGCACTTTTTAAACCACTTTAAACCAGTTTAAAAAATTACGGTTTAAACCATTTTAAACCAATTTTTTCCTTTCACCTTTAATAATATATACATCGTAAGACAGTATATACCAGGCACAAAAAAACCAGCAACATTGCTGGCTTCTTTTTTTTGGGGGGATAATGTAATTTTTAGCAGTAAATGCGGCCCTTAAATTGTTTTGTTACCTTATCGTAGTAATTAAAATAAAAACCGCCGCTAATGGCTGCAAATAGTTTAAAGTTTTTAATATTTGTTATGTTTCGATATTTGCGCGGTGCAATTTCTTGATCATTATAAAAAAAAATAATTGCTGTATAGTATTGTTTCATTTTGTATATTTACAATGAAAGGAAAAGATTTTTACAAATTGGGTTTGTGAAAATTGTCCGACAACTGGCGCTTTATTGCGCCATTTGTTTTTTTATAAATGTCGAACAAAAAAATAAGATCAGTTTCATTTAATACCTGGTTGTTGTAACTGATTCGTAAACCTCTTTTGTGTATTACAAACTTAAATTGTTTTGATCTAAACATATAAGCAATAAAGCGTTTATAATTCTTTGTCATAATAAAATTTTGGTATGTAAGTTATTAATAAAATTGCAGCATCTAAATATTTGCTAGTATGCCACATTTGCATTTTCCATTTTTTATATTTTACATTTTTCATAGAATAATAATCAGCTTCATAAAAATTTATAAAATATTTTATAAAATATTCTTTACCATATATTATATTATAAACTGCAAAATTTGCTGTAATTTCTTCCATAATTAATTTTTTAAATAATTGTTTTCAATATCTTTTTTTACCAGGCTTTTTTCAATCCAAATTTTACAAATATCTTTTGCATAGTTTACGCCTTTTGCTGTTCGTTCCTGTATGTCTGCAATTAATATTTTATAGCTTTTAGGATAGTTTAAAACTTCATTAATTAAATTGCTATGATCTAGCGGCGTAAAATCCTTTGCCCTTTTGGTATGTTCGGGCTTTTTCTTTTCAACTTCAAAACTACTGCTTACCCAATCGCCATTTTCGTTTGTCAATACTACTGGCTTAAAATCGTCTGAACTTCGTAAAAATCTAGGCTGCAATGTAAATGTGTTGTTTTCCCGATCCTTTACTATTTCAAGCGTGCTTTGCGCCCAGCGATCAGTATTACTTCCTAGATGGCCTAAAGTTTGGGCGCCTGTACCTTTGCCCTGGTGTAATACGCCAATAAATAAACAGTTGTGTATTTTTGTAAGTTTTTTAAAATAGTTTACCAGCTTGCGGCTTTCGACTTCGCTGTTATAATCAAATAATAAATCTAAAAGGCCGTCAATAACAATAACTGGGCAATCGGGGTTTGTTTCCAGGTAATGCCTAATCATATCCCTTATGTCTTTGGGGTTATCTTCGCGAACGGTAAAACAGTCTGCCCAATCGGGCAAACCGTTTAAACCGCAAAACTTTTTTATTTTACCTATTTGCCTATAAAAATCAAAATCGCTGCTTTCCGTATCAAAATAAGCGATACGGCGTCGGCCAATAGGAAAATGTAGTTTCATACCGAATATATCCCAAGACTGAAAGGCGCTGGCAATCATAGCGGCAATAAACGTACTTTTGCCCGCTTTCGGCAAACCACTAAAAACGATAAAGTTTTGAATTGTGCCGATACATTTTTCCTGTATAGTAAAAATAACCTGGTCGGCTGGTGGTATGTAGTCGGGTTGGTATTTTCTAGAAAGTAGTTTGGTTTGTAGCGCTTGGGTTGCTTCATTGTCCATTATTTTTATTTTAATGATCTAGTAAACCGCAAAGTATTGCGGCAATAAATAAGGCTATTAAAGCCTGTACTTCGGGTTTGTTAAGTTGTTTCATAATTTTTTTCTATAAAATTTATATAATTATCAAAACAATTTTCGTGTATATAAAATTTGTCGCTAAATACATTTTTTTCTAATTTTCTAACTATTGTATAAAACCATTGTGTTTTTAAAATATCTTGTTTACATTCCAAACAAATTTTACCGCCTACTTTTTCACGTTTTAAATTATTTTCGTATTGTGGCATAATTAATTATTTTTTATTAGTTCATTAATAAATGTTTTACAATGTTGAATTTTAGCTGCTTGATCATATATACAACCAGTAAACATTTTTGAATCAGACATTTTTAAATTAACTCCATTTTGTTCAATCCAAATATTTAAAAAATAGAAACCTTTTTCAGATAGTCGTTTATCTGCTGTTAAAGTTAATGGCTCATTAATATCTGCAACGTCTAAACCTAAACAAAGACTAATAAAAGCATTTGTTAAGCGCATAGTAATATGATATATTTCTTCGCCATCAACAATATTTAAAATTAGTTTTTCAGTTACTATTCCCTGGTAACTATCTAATATTAATTTTAAACTTTTTATTGTGCCTGTAATTTTTTTATATTTTACGTTTTCTTTATCTATAAAAAAACCATCTTTAAATTTTAAATAGGTAATTGCATCGTTTATTAATTGCTTTTGTAACATTTTATAATTTTTTAATTAAGTAAATAATATGTGCTATTGTGTAAACTATTATAGCTGTTGGCACAGCAACAACAAAAAAATAAATCTTTTTAAATAAGTTGGTTTTCAAGATCGTATATTTTTTGTTCGTAATAATTTATGCTTTCGCGCAATAACAAATCAATTTCAACAGATAATGTAAACGGTATCATTGATTGATCCATACTACAAAACATTTCCTTTGCATAAAAGAAAATGTTTACTTCGCTAAAAGGCGCAAGCTTCAATAAATTTTGACATTTTAAAATTTGTGCCTGTAAAATGGCAACCTGGCGGAGTATATCCGCATCATTGTTTTTGTTCATAATTGGGTTTTTTTTGTCCGTCATAAAATTAGTAATAATTAATTCATATTACCAAATTTATTTTTTAGTCACAAAAAAGCCCAGCGTAAAAACGCCAGGCCATCTAAAACAAATCAATTATGAATCCCAAAATCAAGACAAAAATAAAGCTTTTTCAGCATTTCGCCTATTTACTAGGCCCTGGGATCTTACGCCCTTAACATTCACCCATCTATCAAACTGACTAGCAACTATTGCCTTATCCTGTCCCTGGTTTAATAGTTTTAATAATGTACTGTTTGTTAAGGCGCCTATACCTAAATTGTAAGCAAAGGATCCTAAAGCTACTAATTGGTTGTTATTTATTTTAACTGTTACCAATTTTTTAACCGCATCCATTTTACTTTTTGCTTCTATTTGCAGCCATTTATCGGCTGTCGCCTGGTCTATTGTGTCGCCTGGCTGTACTGGCCTATTCTGATCATAATTATAAATAGATCCCCAGCCAATTGTATAGGTGCCAAAACCATCGTCATACGCTATTAATGCTGCTTTATTATCTTCCTCATACTTTTTTAAAAAAGTTGCTAGGCTTGCATATACTGACGTGCTAGACATAGTTAAGATTAAGACGATAGCGCCTATTAATAAATATTTGTTTGTTTTTGTCATTATTAAGGGTTTAAACCGTTGTTAGTTGCGTCTTTTGCAGCAACTAAACCTAAACCGCCTAATATTGCAGTAATACCGCCGACAACATCGCCTTTTAAAATAGTAGCAACGCCTGTAATTATTGCGCCAATACCAAATAAGCTAGTTTTCCAATTCTTAAACATATTAATTGATTTTAGTATAAAAATCTAGTTTAGTTTCTATCCTGGCTAAACGATCTACTATTTCTGTATTTAACTTATTGTGGCCGTTCATTTCGTTTTCAATCTTATCTAATCTGTTTTTTGTAGAAAAGAAAAAACCGCCAGCAATAAGGCTAAAAGTTATAACACTAATCAGTAATTGCGTGAAGTCCATTGTCTTTATTTATTTCGGTTGCAATAATATTAAAAGCGTTTGCGGCTGTCATACTTGCTTCCATATTTTCAAATAGTCCGCTTTTACTTGCAGCATCCAAAATTTGTTTCAAAATTTGTAGGGCTTGTTTTTTGTCCATTGTTTTGTTTATTAAAGGTAAAAGGAAAAAATTATATTAAACTGGTGCTATGTATTCGCCTATTATTGTTAAACCTAATTGGGTTGCGGCCCAGTTATACGCAGCGTCATTTGTAGTCCAGTCTGTTGTATAGTCAGGTAAAGCCATTGTAAGGTTGCCTTGTGTTAATTGTAATAAATTAGCATCCAATAATTGATAATAAAAAATTGCACTATCTTTTAAATTATCATTTATACAATTTAAACTAAATATAGTTGCTGTATAATTTTTACCATTGTACCAAATTGAAATTGGTAATATTATTTTCATTTTAAAATTTTTAAGTTGATGATGTAGAAGCTAATAAATAATATTGTACACCGTTAATTAATATTGAAACTTTATTTGTTACGGTATTTAATATTGATGCTGAAACTGTATTTCCAATTTGTATTGGTACACTAAAAATAGCATTTGTTGTACTCATTGAAAATCTTGTAGTACCACCTATTGAAAAATCAATACCAGTTGAATATGAATTAGAAAATCTTATATTACTACTTTGTACAAAAATACCCATATCTGCATTGGTACTATTACCACAAGCAAAAGCCTGGCCATTATCAGATCTTCCAATAAATATTGCATTTGTAGTTAAATTGCTTGTAAATAAACTAGTGCCATTTACTATTAATTTTTGACCTGTATCTGTTGCAGGATTACCCACTAATAAATTACGAGCTGCTGTTATTCTTACTGCCTCTTGTGTATTTGTTCCATTATAAATACCAAATAATATTGGGGATGCTGTTGTATTTGAATTAAAAAAACAATAATCACCGCTAACTGAACCTTGAATAAAATTATTAACCGCTGTTGAAATGCCTACACCACAACTCAAAACACCACCAGAACCAGCATCTCTTAATCTTAAACTTGGTGCATTAGCACCTATTGCAACAAAATGATTATCACTTGTTGCACTATTCACTACTAATAATCCGCTACTAGTTACTACTGTACCAAAAAAACTTTGTCCTGTATTTTTTATAGTTAATCTTGGTAATGTATTTAACACATCAGTTATGACAAAATCATTAGCTGCTGCATTATAATTGTTTTGTAAAGTCCATTTGCCAACCCCAGCAAGCTGTAATTGTAAAGCGGCGTTTGTTGTGCCTGTGCCGTTAAATGTTGCGTTAATTCCGCTTGAACTGTGTATGTCTAATCGGTTTGATCCTGGTATTGTTGTACCAATCCCCAAACCGTTGGTAGTTATTGTTATGCCTGTTGTTGTGCTATTGCCGTTTGTTGTAACTTGTTGCAATGTGCCAGTTGTTCCAGCGCCAGGATCCGCAATTTGTACCCAGGCTGTTCCTGTATCACGATATAAACCAGTGCTTGGGCTGTCGCTATCAATAAATATACGGCCGACAAACCCAAAAGCTGGTCTTGTTGCTAAACTACTAGCATAAAATGCTGGTGTTTGTAATTGGTTTAATATATCTAAATCTATTCTAGGCATTATCCAACGTAATTTTTCTTAACAGTTACTAAATTGTTTGTGCCAGCACCTACAAAATTTGCAAAAAAACGAGTATGTGTATATTCGCCCTGGTTACCTTCAATATTTAAACTTTGATTTTGTTGCAAAGTAACATTTTCAATAGTTACTGGGTTTGTGCCATAATTAATAAACAATATACTATTGCAATCACTTGTAACCCATCCGCTAGTATCGTATGTAATAAAACTTACTGTATAATTAATAAAGCCCGCTTTTATATCAAAATTCATAATTTTTTATTTTAAAGGTGAAAGCAAAAGTTGTTTAACAAGTCATTGGTACTTTGCCAACTTTAACGCCGTTTATACTTTCACCGTAAAAGGTTTGATATGTTTCTACTTCTTTTTTTGGTGCTATTGGTGTTGCTGCATTTATTAAATCGCTTACAATACTTAAACCTGGTGCCAAATCTGTTTGAATTGGGCTACTAGGCATTAAATTATTTGTTTGTTCGTTTGGTGTTTGTATAACATTCAAACTTGGCGCTGCTGGCATTTTCTTTTTATAATAATTATAAATAAAATACAAAGCGTAAGCCCCTAAAGCGTAGTAAACAATTTCTTTTTTCATTTTAATCTTGATATTCGTTATAGTAATCGTCTAAATATTCGCCAGGATCTAATTTTAAAATCAATGGCCCAGCTTTTCTTTTCTTTTTTGTTGTTGCTGCTATACTAACTACCGCAATCAATAACAATATTAATAATGTACTATTTTTTTTTGTCATTTCTTTACGCTTTTAACTATTGACGGCAAAGCAATCGCCACAACTACTGCGCCAACTATATACGGCAAATAAGTTTGTAAATAATAACTAAATACGCCATCCTTTGCAATTATAGCTGCTTTTTTTTGTGCTTGTATTTCGTCAAGTATTGCTGGCAAATCGGGTAAACTTAATTTATTACTGTCGTGCTTTATATATGTTGCATTAAAACTATTATAATCTGCTGGCGTTAAATAAAACATCCAATATAAATCATTGTTTATTTCAATGTAACTATAAACTTTGCCAATTAATTGGCCAGGTTTAAATGTTGCTTTTACAATTTTGCCGCCAGTTTCATAACCATTAATATTGCTTTTGGCATACATTAAATGATTAACTACTTTATCGGCTGTAATATTTGGCATCTTATAACATTAATAATAAACTAGATAATTTTAAACTACTCATATCATTTAATTTTCTTAAATGATCAATACTAACACCTTTGCTCATTAAACTATCAACTATTGCCATCACTTCGCTATCAGGTGTTATTCCAGCAACGCCAACTAAAGGCTTGCCCCTAAAAGCTGTGCCTAAATGTCCAGCAACGCCAACCGCCAAATTAACCAATGCTTCAATCTTTTCGGGCTGCGTCAATAACTGTTCCCATATATTAGGGCTTGCAGCTTCTTCTATTTCGCCCATTGCATCCTCTGCATTTAAACGGCTTTCAATACTATTCAATTTTTCTAATAATTGTAAATATTGAAAACTTGGTTCCCTAGGCTGTTGTACTCCTGTAATAATTGCCACTTCCTCGGCTGGTCTAAACTTTAACATTGCGTGGCTAGGTGTGTTTATAGTTATGTATCCGCTTTTATCCTTTTTAGGGTGTAAAACCAGTGCATACAATGTATTAACGCCGTTTTGCTCAAACGCTGCAATATTTTCTTCTAAAATGTTTCTAGCATTGTCCAGGCTATCTTCATTTGATGAAAATAATAAATCTTTTTTTGTTGGGCTTATGATCTCGTAAACAGAGTAATAAGGACTGGTTGCGTTTCTGTCGAACCAGTCCATTACTTTTGCCGTACCCGTCGCCATTGCTTTTTGTACTGCCATAATCTTACTTATAAATAGTAATAAATTCCAAAGCTAAAAGCTACGTTAGTAGTTCCAGCTGCTGCTGCTAGTGTAATATAACTTTTTGTCCAGCTAATGTCAATATCATTCATTTCTGGCAATTCCCAAACGCTTGGGCTTGTCAAGTCTTGAATATTATTAAAAGCTATCAAAGGCAAGTTATATATAATTTGCAAATCACCTTGGTACAAAGTAAGCGTTGCTTGCTTTATGTCCGCCAATGTTGCTGGCGTTGATCCAGTCAAAGGCGTTTTAGTTATTGCAGTTGGTGTATAAACTTGAATACCTTGTATTTTGGCCTGGCGCAATTGCGGCTGATCACTAAAATAAAATTTCGTCAAAGTTGATGACGTAGGTATTGGAATTTCAACCGACTCAAACCTTTTTATTTTCATAAAATAAAGTTGAAAAATGAAAAAAATTGCCCGTTATGTCCGACGGGCGGCGGCAGCGTTTATTGTCCGCAAGACTAGTTTAATACTATTTAACAGTAGTAACATTCTGTGCTAAAATACCGCGTTGGATAACACAAATAAAACTATTTGCTTGTATTGCTGCTGGCGCACCGTTACAAGTCAACTGAAAGTTAATATTTGCAGCACCATTCATTACGATACCTGGCTCAACTGGATAACTAGCATCTTCGCCAAAATTGATTTGATCAATTGGAAAAATAGTTTGTGCAGTAATACCAACGCCGCCTTGTGTTTGTGGCACAAACAAATGACGTAATACTGACCAGGCTGGTAAAACTTGTTCGTTATTCAAAGTAAGGTTTAAAAAACCGTTATAAATTGAATATAATGCAGTTGCAGCGCCACTTGTTGAAAAAGTTTGTGGATTTGGATAGCTATACAATTTTGCATCTGTTGCAGTTGAACTTCCAATACCAATTAAAACGTCAATTTCAGTAGTAATAAAAATGTCTTGTAAATTAAGACGCTTTTCATTTACTCTTACTGATCCGTTTTGCGTGTCATTAACTAATACTGGTATATGATAGTTCGCAACGCTAGTGCTTAAAGCTACTTCGCTGCGTAAATATGACTGGGTTAATTTTGCGTGTGCCGCAGAATAACCTAGCGCATTAATCAAGGCTTTTGAATTTTCAAAAACCATTCTTTGTCCCATTTGTGTTGCCATTGTAATATTTTTTGTTTTTTATAAAATAAAGGTGAAAGGAAAAGTTTTAACAGCCAACTTCATC